TTGGCAGGTAGACGTGGCAAAAGTAAAAGTAAGTAGGAAGAAAGATTCAAGACTAGCTAAGGCTGGCGTTTCTGGTTATAACAAACCAAAGCGCACACCTAATCATCCTACTAAGTCACATGTAGTGGTAGCTAAGTCTGGAGATCAAATTAAGACAATACGCTTTGGTCAGCAAGGTGCTGATACTAAACCACCAAGGAAAGGTGAAAGTGAAGCAGATAAAGCTAAGCGTAAGTCATTCAAAGCAAGACACGCAAAGAATATAGCTAAAGGCAAGATGTCTGCGGCTTTTTGGGCTGATCGTACAAAATGGAGTTGACGTGAAAAAAGTAAGTACAGAAATGTTAAATCAAGTTGTAGAAGATACCTACACAACTCAAGAAGGTAACATTGCTTATCACTATAAACAAGATATTACAAAGTTACTTGAAGATAATAAACGTAAACGTAATGCTACAAATGACTGGATTAAATACGATCCAAAACAAGAAATGCATCAAGTGTTAGATTTATCTATGACAGACGTTATGCGTATAAAAAATGATCATGGTGTGGACATACTTGGTAGGAATGTAGACTGGAAGTATGTGTTTAAGCTAATAGAAACACATTACCCATATATGAAAACAACAACAGCGAGGCTGTAATGGCAGTAGGAACGGTAGCAGAAATAAAAACCGCAGCAGCAGACTGGCTGAATAGAAGTGACTTAACATCGCAGATTGATGATTTTTATTCTTTAGCGCTGATTGAGGCTACAAGGAAACTTGAGACTAAAATAGGCACTGTTGTCACTGAAAAAACTATTTCAGCTTCAGAATCGACCTCTAAAAGATTTTTTGAACCATCAGACTCTTTAGATATTATTTCTATAACTGATAGCAAAGGTAATCCTTTGACTGAAGTCACTTATGAGGAATATCGAGCGTACACAGATACTTCTGGAAGCCCTATAGTTTATGCTAGAGCAGAAAGTTATATTTATATAGGTCCATCTCCAGCAGAAAATGATGTTTTTACAATACAGTCAAAGGCTTTAAACTCTTCTGCTTATGCTAGTTATCAATCATCAGGATCTAGTTTTATAAGCGATATATTGCTGTATGGAATCTTAATGCACGCATATGTTTTTTTAAAAGATGACAATAGAGTTGCTCTTTTTAAACAAAAGTTTGATGAATTAATATTAGATGTAAATCGAAATACTCGATTTAGAGGCAGGATTAAAGATGAAAGTATTGCCCAATATGGAGGTCCGTTAGCATAATGGCATCAAGTATAGATAGTAATAAACCAACACAAGGCACAGCTTTAACGGCTGACGTAAGGACTAACTTTGGTCATGCAAAAACAGAAATAGATGCTTTGCAGGTAAAAACTACTGGAATTGTTAATGTTAATGATTTTGGCACAGTTCAAGAAGCAGTTAATAATGCCAATAGCAACAATTACATAATGTTTTGGCCTGAAGTAAAAACAGTGACATCTAACGTGACAAACTTTCACAATGTGAAACATTTTGGCCCTGGCGGACTTAAGCGTGGATCTAATACTTGGTATGTTGAAGGATCTCCTGTTGACATGGCTAATCCAGACGCTGCAACGACTAGAAGGCTTTATGTACACTCTACAAACGGAGCTGATACAAATGATGGATTAGACTCTGCAAATGCTCTTCAGTTTGAGCCAGAAGCCTTAAAAGCAATGCTTACTATACGTCACAGCAGTAATGAAACAGGATTTATTACCTTAGCGACTGGTCATGTTATTGTAGATTTAAGCATGATGACTGTAGATAATGTTGATGCTGGATGGATCACAATAGAAGGTGAAGGAACTTTAGGTAACTCTGGTTACGATTATGATTCAAGCAGAATTACAAAACCTATTGACAGACCAGCAGACTCAACAGCAACTGTTGGATCAGGCGCTATAACACAATCAGGATGGGTTTTTACTTCTGCAAACAGTAACCCAGTTACTACAAGTTGCACTGCTAATAGCTCTGCTAGATATGTTGCAGCAACCAATGCAATTGCCCCTACACTTGATATCTTTGTAGATGGAAATACTCAACTAGACAGGCTATACAGTTTAGAAAATTCAAGAGGTACAATTTCTGGCGATACTACAGATGCTAAAGGCGGAAAAGATTTTAGAGACAATGATGTTTCTTCATCAAGACCTCTTTATGGAAACAATGGCTCTAGTATAAAAGCCTCAAATTGTGTTTTTGATGACTTTACAGGATCTATTTATATAGCAAGAGGCTCAACAGCTAACATGACCTCTACTTTAATAAAAGGTAGAAGGTCTGGGTTTGACACAGCAGGAGCTGCAATAGGCAATGGATCTGTAACTGCTTCGAGAAACGGGTCAATTGAAGGCAATCAAATGGAGTTTGAGTCTTGCAACCTCCCCATAGAAGTAAAAAGATGTTCTGGATTTAATGCGCACAGGTCTATTTTTAGAAGTTGTACTAATCATTTAGGAATTATTCATAGGTCATCCTCATTGTCTGCTGATGGATGTATGGCATTTAACACTTTAGCTTCAAGTGGTAACAGAAATGGTGCATTTAGCTATGACGGTCATGGATTTGAAGTATCAGATGCAGGAACTTTATCTATAGCTACAGGCGGCACAACTTGGGGTTTTTCTAAAGTTTTTGCTGCATCCAATGTAACTGCTGGTGAAGGTATAAGGGTTACAGGATCTGGTACAGCTTCTGCTAGACAAATAGAAATGAGTGGTTTTAAATATAATATTTACGTTAAAGGAAATGGACAAGTTGAGGTATCAAACTCTGTTCTCAAAAATGCAGATACTTATAATGTTTTTGTCGAAGGTAGTGGAGAGTGTGAAGCTAGATTTTCTGCTATAAGCGGTGCAGGAACTGATAATGTTGTTGCAACAAATAGTGCGAATGTAAACTTAGAGGGAGCTTTATTAGTAGCTTCTGGAAGAAGAGATATAACTATATTGCAGGGCGGCTTTGTTACTGCACATGAATGCACAACTAGTCTTTCTACGACAGTAAATATTACGGGAGCTACCAAAGCTAATCCTGTTGTTGTATCTACCGATGCAACAAATCTTGAAGATGGAGACTTAATTTTTATAGAGTCAGTTAGTGGTATGACGCAACTGAATAATACTGTATTTAAAGTTGCTGGAAGGACATCTACAACTATTAATCTACAAGATGAATTTGGCTCAAATATAGATGGTACGTCTTTTGGTACATATACTTCTGGTGGGACTGTGAGACATGGCAAGCCTTCTGGTGGGTCAGATACAAATCCTGCGATTTACAATACTTTGAGCGAAAAAGGTTTTATTTTAGTAGACACTTAATTTAGGTAGCTAAATGCCATTTGAAACAGATAAAAGCAACGGTTTTAAATTAGACGCTTCAGAGCTACTGAAGACTGGCGTATATCCTGAAACTTTTGACAGACAAATACCGTTCTGGGAAAGTGTTGACGGTGTTCAATACACTGAATTTGGTATGCGAAGGAAGTCTGGAAGAATTGAAAAGAACGATTATACTGCACAAGGATCCTCAACAGACATTAGAGGGTTAATAGCAGTAAAAGAAGAAGATGATAAAGTTGCATACATAGCAGACTTAAACCAAATTTATTCTTATAGACTAAAGCCCACACAAACTTCAGCAGAAGTAGATACTGTGGGTACAGGTTACAATCTTTTAGCTGATGCGGTAGCTACAAGTTGGGACACTGCTGTTGCTTTTGATGATGTTCAAATATCTTCTGGTGGAGCAACAATTTCTAGCGGTGTTTGCACTATAACAACTTCTGCTGCACATGGATTTATAGTTGGATCTGTTATTAATGTAGTAGGTCTTACAGACTCTTTAGGGTCTACTGTTGGCGGCGACAATACTATAGTAACCGCTGTAGGCGCTTCTAATGTTTTTTCATTTTCAACAGCTAAAACAGGCACTGTGACAATTGCTGGCAGCCCTCCAAGCGCTAGTGCTTATGTTGAGTTTACACAAACAACTTGGATTGATAGCGGACAAATTACAACTTGGGACGAAACAATTAATGTCCCAGAACAATGGTCATTAGAAACTTTTGGCCAATTTGTAGTTGGTGCAAGCGGATCACACAAAGCTGTCATTAAAAAGAATAACATTAACTTTAACACGTTTTTTGGATCTGACTCAGCAACTCCTACAGGAAATATAAGTGGTGTATTTATTAATGCGTCTGGAGCTGGTTACGCTGTAGGTGAAACAATTACAAATATGACCGCATCAGTTGGAAGTAACACTGTTGACTTAAAGGTTACTGCTATTGGCGGGTCTGGAGAGGTAACTGCAGTAGAAGTTACAGATTTTGGCGCTGCTGATTACACTAACTCAACAGCACTATCAGGTGGAACGGAGTCTGCTAGCGGGGACGGTAATTTAACTTGTACTGTCACTGTTCCAAGCTTTCCTTATGAAAAGGTAAAAATATTTAAAAGGCAGGGGCCGCATCTTCTTGCGTTTAATTACTCAACCTCATCCGCTAACTTTAAAACATCTTTTTCTTGGTGTTCAGCAGATAATTTAGATGTTTGGAACCCGCAAGCCACTAACACTGCTGGTAGCTTACAGATTAGAGAAGCAGATGGTGAAATAGTTTGTGTTGCACAGCTTGGAAGCAATTTAGCTGTATATACGGAAAATCAATTATTTTTAGTCTCTTATGTTGGACTTCCAAATATATTTGGCTATTCAGTTGGTCTTGTTAATGGTGTAGGTGCTGTTTCGCCTAACTCTGTTGTATCTGTAGGAAGAAAAAACTATGGTCTTTGTAGAGATGGTTTTTTTGTTACAGATGGCACTAGGACAGAAATGATAGGAAGATCAAATGGCATAAATGAATATTTTAGAAAAAATGTTGCTACAGATCAAATGGGCAAGGTATATGCGTTTGACAACTCTAAAGAAAATGAGGTTTGCTGGGCGTTACCAATAAATAATTCTAACATATCTCAGGAGTTATACTATAACTACAAAACAAACCAGTGGGGGATGCGTACATCTATCTTGACAGCATACCTTACTAGAGGTGTATTTAATGAGTCTTTATCAGCAGACTCTTCTGGTAAGTTTTACTTTGAAGCAAACTCTCCGTTTTTATCTAGCCCAGCAGTTACTGCTACTACAAAAGCGCATGATTTAAACAATGCAGACAGAGTAAAAGAAATAACTGCTTTAAGGGTAGGGAAAGAAGGTTCGGGAATACCTACCGTTAGCGTAGGATTTACAGATACAATAGATGCGACACCAACTTACTTAGATAAAGATAAATTTACAGTTGATGATACATTCAAAAGTTTTCCTGTAAGGACTGCTGGGCGTTATATACATTTAAAAGTAGAAAGCAATGGCGCAAATGACGATTGGGAGCTAACTGACATGATTATACAGGGTCGTTTTGAAGGTGAAAGATAAATGGCTGTTTTACCAGAAGAATATGATAGAGTAGCGATTGAGGAAAAGCTTAGGGATCTACAGCAAAAAATAGATGATCTTAAAACGCAAAATTTTATGATACCAAATACAAATCCACCCATTGCGACAAACACAGATAAAGGTTTGTTAGCCTATAGTGATGGCACAGTAAACTGGGACGGTAGCGCTGCTTCTGAGGGACTTTATAGATATACAGGTGGGGCTTGGGTTAAAATAGGATAAAATTCATACAGGAGGGTGTATGGAGCAAGAGCTGGTCAAAATTGAACCAGAACATGTAGACAAGGTGTGGTTTTTGTGTGCGCCTTTGCTTGAAAAAGCTATACTTAGATCAGAAGGTTGTATAGACATAAATGACTTATACCATTTAATTA